GATATTCAGCATATCAATCGTCCTAACAATTTCGAGTATATTAAATGCAAAGATGAACAAGATTTGCTTAGAACCTTCTTGGCATTTTGGAAGCAGGCACAACCTGATGTTGTCACAGGGTGGAACACACAACTGTTCGACTTACCATATATTGTGAATCGCCTTCGTCGCGTCTTGAATGAGGATGCGGTGAAGGATTTATCACCTTGGCGTATTGTGAATGACCGTTACATCAACATGAATGGCAAAGACCGCATGACGGTTGATATCATGGGTATCACAAATCTTGATTATCTAGATTTGTATAAGAAGTTTACCTATTCCACACAAGAAAGTTACAAGCTTGATTATATTGCAAGCGTTGAATTGGGTAAGCAAAAGCTTGACATGCAATATGAGACATTCAAGGAATTCTATACTGAAGATTGGCAACGATTTGTAGAATACAACGTGATTGACGTAGAGTTGGTTGACCAACTTGAAGATAAGATGAAGTTGATTGAACTTATCATGACTATGGCATATGATGCTAAGTGTAACTATTCTGATATTTTTTCCGCAGTAAGAACCTGGGATTGTATTCTGTACAATCACTTGTGGGACAAGAACATCATGGTGCATCAGCGCAAGCATAATGCGGGACGAACCATTGAAGGTGCATATGTCATGGAACCTACGCCTGGCAAATATGACTGGGTGGTGAGCTTCGACGCGGCATCACTGTATCCAAGTATTATTATGCAATATAATCTTTCGCCTGAAACAATGGTGTCAGGAGTAACCACCGATTGTTCTGTTGATACTCTGCTTGAAGAACGGGCAGATTACAGACTATGGCTGAATAATAAAAATCTTACAATGAGCGTAAATGGGTATTGTTTCACCAGAGAAAAACAAGGATTGTTCCCAGAAATTGTCGAGAAGATTTTCACAGAACGTGTGTTTTATAAAAAGAAGATGATTGTTGCACAGCAAGAATATGAGAAAACAAAAGACCCCGGGTTGTTGAAGGTGATTTCAAAATACAATAATATTCAAATGGCAAGAAAGATTCAATTGAATAGTTTGTATGGTGCAATGGCAAATGAATATTTTCGATACTATGATGATAAGATTGCCGAAGGCATCACCATGACAGGGCAATATATCATTCGACATATTGGAAAAGCATTAGACACATATTTAAATACACTGTGTGGTACTGAACATGAGAAATTTACATTTTATAGTGATACCGATTCATGCTATATCACACTGGATAAACTTGTAAAGAAATTCTTTGGGTCAGCTTCGCCTGAGAAGATTGTAACAATGATTGATAAGATGTGTAACGATAAGATTGTTCCTGCGCTTAATCGGGCATGCGAGGAGATTGTTGATGCAACGCATGGATTTCAATCAAAGATTCAGTTTAAGCGTGAGGCGATTGCTGATAAAGGTATTTGGGTGGCAAAGAAACGCTATGCCTTAAATGTCTTTAACAGCGAAGGGGTTCAATACAAAGAACCTAAGTTAAAGGTGATGGGTTTGGAAATTGTACGAAGCAGTACTCCTGGCAGTGTCAGACAATATTTGCGTGATGCAGTCAAGCTGTCATTGACAAGCACAGAAGCGGAATTGCAAGCATTTATTCTTGAATTGGAAGAAAAGTTTTTCAAGATGTCCCCCGAAGATATTGCATTTCCTCGAGGTGCCAATGGATTACAGAAATATTCCTCAGCATCGTCAGTGTATTCGAAAGGCACACCTTTACAGGTTCGCGCGGCATTGTTGCACAACCATTATATTAAATTGAATAATTTGGATAAGAAGTATGAATTAATCAAGGAAGGAGATAAGATTAAATATTTGTTTCTGAAGGAACCCAATCCCATCAGAGAAAATTGCATTGCCTTTATTGGTAAGTTTCCAAAAGAACTTGACTTACATAAGTATATTGATTATCATACAATGTTCGAAAAAAGTTTCTTGGAACCTATGAAAACCATCTTGAATTGTTTGAAGTGGAATTCAAAGCATATCGTAACATTTGACGATTTATTTTAACAGGAGAGTATATGTCATTAATGCAAAAGCTACAAAAAAATAGCACCATCAAGGAAACCGATGTGCTTACTGATTCAAAATTCTTTACAGCAAAGGATATGATTCAAACCCCAGTGCCTATGATTAACGTAGCACTGTCGGGACAATTAGGGGGCGGGTTAACACCTGGACTAACACTGTTTGCAGGTCCAAGTAAACATTTCAAGACGGCATTTTGCATGCTCCTTGCCAAAAGTTATTTGGAGAAATATGAGGACGCCGCTATTTTGTTCTATGATTCTGAATTCGGGGCGCCTGAGGCATATTTCAAGAGCTTTGGGATTGATACTAATCGTGTCATTCACACGCCCATCACAGATATTGAACAACTCAAGCATGACCTGATGACTCAACTTAACCACATTGAACGAGGCGACCATGTAATTATCGTTGTTGATTCAATTGGTAACTTGGCATCACGAAAGGAAGTGGATGATGCGTTAGAGGGCAAGACGGTTGCTGACATGACACGCGCCAAGCAACTCAAGAGTTTGTTCCGTATGTGTACTCCCCACTTGACCATCAAGGACATTCCTATGGTAGCGGTGAATCACACCTACAAGGAAATTGGGCTTTATCCTAAGGATATCGTGTCTGGTGGCACAGGCATCTATCTATCAGCTGACAACATCTTCATTATTGGTCGTCAGCAAGAAAAAGATACAACAGGATTGACAGGATATAATTTCATCATCAATGTTGAAAAGTCTCGTTTTACCCGTGAAAAGAGTAAGATTCCTGTTGAAGTATCCTTTGAAGGTGGTATCAGTACTTGGTCAGGGCTTCTTGACGTAGCATTAGAATCCGGTCATGTAATCAAGCCCTCGAATGGCTGGTATCAAAAAAAGGGTGAAGAACAGAAATATCGCATGAATGATACAAACACAAAAGAATTTTGGTTGCCTATCCTCAAAGATATTACATTCCAAGAATGGATTAAAACACATTTTGCCATCTCTACCAGTTCTTTGATAGCTGAATTCACAGACGATTTCATCAGTGAGGAATACAAGAATGCCTAGTTATAAAGCATATCCCAACGATAGGTTCCAAAAAGAAACTGAAATCCCAATCACACATTACATTGAAATAACAGAAGGAGAAAACGCAGGTGTTTGCTTCTCGTTTGGTAAGATTGAATTTCTTGGTGAGGATGAAGAAGGTAATGGAAAAATGCGCTTCGATTATCACTTACTCTCATGCCCTGAACACATTATATTAAAAGAAAGTCTCAGTAACATTGAGCAAAACATTGGAGATATTCTCCAGGAAATATTACGTGAAATGGTTGAAAAAGACATGGGAGAAATGAACAAAAATGAAACTGGAAACCTTAATACTGAGCAATCTGATTCATGATGAGTTATATCTACGGAAAGTAATTCCGTTTCTTAAGGATGAATATTTCTTAGAGTGGTCAGAAAAGAAAGTGTTTCAACAAATTCAAACGTTTGTTGAAGAATACAATGCATCACCCACCGTCGAGGCATTGCTTATCACTGCACAAAATGATAAGACCTTGTCAGAAGATGATTTCACCCGTGTTCAGGAGATTGTGGGGTCGCTCGCAAGTATTGAGACAAATAAAGAATGGTTATTGCATGAGACTGAGAAGTTTTGTAAGGACAAGGCGGTGTATAATGCCATCGTGCAATCCATTCAAATTATTGATGGGAAAGATAAAGTACATACAAGCGATGCGATACCTTCAATCTTGCAGGATGCGTTAGGGGTATGTTTCGATGATTCAGTAGGTCATGATTACATTCAGAATTCGTCAGAGCGATTTGACTTTTATCATCGTGACGAGGAACGCATTGCATTTGATTTAGATTTGTTCAACAAGGTGACAAAGGGTGGTCTTCCCAATAAAACATTGAACATTGCACTTGCAGGTACAGGTGTAGGTAAGTCATTGTTCATGTGTCATGTCGCGGCGGGATGTCTCAGCCAAGGAAACAATGTGCTGTACATCACACTGGAAATGGCTGAGGAACGCATTGCCGAACGTATTGATGCAAATTTAATGAATGTATCAATGGAAGATTTAAAAGCATTGCCCAAGCAAATGTTCGACGACAGAATCACCAAGATTAAAAACAAGACGGAAGGAACACTTATCATCAAGGAATATCCTACGGCATCTGCTCATGCAGGACATTTTCGAGCATTGTTGAATGAATTACAATTGAAAAAGGAATTTCGTCCTGACATCATCTTCATTGATTATTTGAATATTTGCGCGAGTAGTCGTTTCAAGATGTCAGGGTCTGTGAATAGTTACACATATATCAAGGGTATTGCAGAAGAACTTCGTGGATTGGCAGTTGAGTTCAATTTACCGATTATGAGTGCCACACAAACAACTCGCAGTGGATTTGCAAATTCCGATGTTGAGCTGACTGACACATCTGAGTCATTTGGTCTTCCTGCAACAGCAGACTTCATGTTTGCGCTTATCACAACTGAGGATTTAGAAAAGCTGGGACAGCTTATGGTGAAGCAACTCAAGAACAGATATAACGATCCCTCGCTCCATAAGAGATTTGTTGTGGGCGTCGATAGAAGCAAAATGCGATTATATGACCTTGACATGTCGGCGCAGAAGAACATTGCCCAAGAAGATAATGGACGTCCCGTCACCACTTCGTCAAGTATGTTTACTAAGCAGAAATCC